GTGATTACCAATAGTTGTGTTCATTTATTGAACTACCCCTTCTTTTTTATCCATAACATTTCTCCATATGCACTCACACACGTAATAACCCGTACGTTGAGCCATAATAATTTCTCTACCTGTTAATGATTGCTCAGGAAAGATCTGCTGTACGTTCCCTTCCCCATCTAAATACCTATTCATTTTCTCAGGATCAACTTCAGTCATCGTAACCGTATGACAATGAATACAAACTGCTTGAAGAGTAATCATCTTCCTATCTCCTTTTGCCTAGACTCCATGCTGCCCACCATATGCGACCTATCACACACGTAGGAACTAAAACTGGTACACAACTAAGTACCCTCATCCAAACCAGTTCAGGATCTACCAAACCAAAAACCAGTTCAAAGTCCATAACATTTACAACCATTTACTAAATGCCTTTCTGATAGTGAATACTTACGTTCTCTTTGGGGGGGTTCGGCACAGCGCCTGAGCCGAGGGACGAGGCTCACGCAGTGCCCTATGTTTGGCCGCCCAAAGCCCCTAAATCTTTCGGGGCTCAATGCCCCGGAAGATTTACAAGATCGGGTTGGGGGTCCGGGGGAGGGGGCGATCTCTCGCCCCAGCCCTCCGGCCTGATCCAAACCGGAGAGTTTGGCGTCCTCCCGAGGGCGTTACTCGGGTCCGAGTGAAGCGGGATACCTCACCGGCTTGGGGCGGGCTGCCCAAATTTCCGAGGGCGTCTTTGTTGTCCCCGGAAATTCTAGGAGCAGGGCGCACGATAATGTTTTAAGATGCGTCGAGATCTCTCTCGACCCCGAGCGGAGCGGGTAATGTTTCGTCATCCAAGGCGCCTTCGTTGGCGGCTGTTATGGATGTCCTTCCCAGCCCCGCAGGGAAAATTTTTTTTGGGATAATCGCTCTCGACCTCGACGACTTGCGTCGCCAGCTTGGGCGATCTTCCCGACTGGCGACAGTCGCCAGAAACGCAAAGGGCGCCCCTGGACTCACGACTTTCGAGTCCAAGGGCGCCGAATTTTTGCGGTCGAGCTAGAAGCTCACCTCTGACATGTCGCCGGGCGTCTCGACTGATCCGGTTGTGAAGTCGGCTTTACGTTCTTTCCGAACTCGTGACTGTGCTCGACGAACGTCCAGCATCGCCGAGCTTATTTCGTCGGCGGCGTCATCTTGAATCTTTCGGATTTCTTGCAGTCGCCACATCACGACCTTTTCCCCGGCGCTCTTGTGTGGCTTTCCGTTCTCGTCGAACTCTGGCCACACGGCAACCTCTCCGTCTGAGTTGTACTCCCATCGCTGGTCGTTGTAACTCCATCGGATGATGGCCGGTTTCGTTGGTCGAGGTACTCCGTCCTTGGTCGGCTTGCCGGTTGGCAGTTCCGCCAGATGCCACATCACACGATCTTCTTGTGATGCGAACTCAATCGATCCCGAGTTCGTCGGGCGTCCTTTGGTGTGTTCCCGATGTGCACGAAGAAAGTCAACGTTTGCTTTTTCATACTGGCGGTAACTTCCCCAACCTTCGAGTCCGACCATCGGTTCGTCGTCCATGGTGTCGCACTGAACGTCGATCGAGGTCAGTCCACCTTTAAGGGTTCGAGCTTCCAACAAGGTTTGAAGTTCGAGCAGTGACTGATCGAGATGTTGCTGTGCTTTGTCGAACGGATCAGATCGCAAGCCACGTCGATCAAGATCGGCGTCGGCTTGGATCTTTGCTTGTTCCGGGTCGAGCGGCTTCGGCTCTCCCGATTGGTTTTCATTGGTCATTGTTGTTTCCTTTTGTTTTTGGGTTATCCGCTTGTGCGGTCTGGTTGTCGAGGCTCGATGCCTCGTCGATCAGTGGGAAGGCCTCGACGACTGGCGAGCCGAACTCGGTTTGAAGTCGTTGGGCAATCTGGACGTCTCGCATGGTTCGCAAGTCGTGAAGGTCGATCATGCCCTGATGAACAAAGTCCATTAATCCGGCTGTCAGTTCGACCTTTAATTCCCGCCGACGTGCGGCAACTCGATCCTCGTGACGTCGCCAAGCTGTGAGCGGTGAGCCTTCGGGGTAAATTCCGTACGAATAAATCATTAGTTTAAATCTCCAAGCTCGGGCGATAGCTCGACCAAGATTCGACGGGCGACCATGTTGCAATCGTGCTTACGTGCTTGGCCACATTCGCATTGGGTCCAGTGGTCCGTTCGGCTTGCAAGATGCACAAGCTCGAAGGGCCGATGGTGATTCCAGAAACTGGACATCATCCAGTGATCAGACATAACTCCTCTTTCGTTGTTTGGGTTGCAATTGAGCTTACCGAAATTTGAAAGCGCAATCAATAGGCAATGACGTTTAGCGCTCGATGTTGTTGCGATTCTGACGACTCTCGACTGAGCTCGTCGGCTGGGCTTCGCCGACGCACTCGGTCGAGCCTGCAAGTCGATCAAAGGAAGTGCTACTCGACCGCCGAAAGAAACCGCGATCGCATCCCCTGGACTCACGATCTTCGAGTCCAAGGGATTGTCTAGCGATCCAAGTTTCTAGCGGCGTCTAGTCGAGAAGCTCTGACGACTTCGACAGTTGAGAGACTGGGACTCGGCTCGACGACTGCATCGTCTTGCAGTCGAGACGAGTCATCGAGGGTGAAAGTCGAGCCATGGAGAGGCGCCCCAGCTACAAGCCCAATCATCAAAGAACCAAGAGATCTCGATTCCGAATTCTTACAGGAATCGATCTTGGTTCCGGATGATCTTGGGATGCCGGCTGGGGTGAATTTCCAGCAGATCGACTAAGCCCGGAAAGAGCTCTTATCGATGCTTTTGGAATCGCAACAACATCGCTCGCTAAACAAACGAAGCTCGCGGATGCGAGCAACAGATTCTCGACTGGGCTTCTCAATTGCAATCCAACCATCGGCCCGTCGTCGAGGTCGAACCGCATCCGGCTGGGCCTCCTGGCCTCGACGTCCTTCCGAGTCCAAGAGGCACAGCCACAGCGATTTTGTCCACTTTCATCGCTAGGAAAGTGGCCCTGCTGGAGGCATCACAGCAACGGAAACGACACCGACTAACACACCAGCAACGGCGCCGAGGACACTACACCTACACACAACACACATACCCTCCTTCACTAGCGTCGTTTGTTCAAACTAACAAACAACAAACTAGACAGTCCACCAGACTCGCGGAAAGTATGGCTCTGCCCGGAGCACCGGGCTGATCGTCCACGGATCACTCCGTGGCCGCCGGAGGCACGGACACAACTTCATAGTCTGTATGGCTTGGGGTGGTTTGCTTGGTTTAGTGGGTACCCCCTACCCTGTGTGTGAAGCTGAGTGGTTTGGGGCTGGGCGGCCAAACATAGGGCACGGCGTTGGGGTGATGTGCCGAACCCCCCCTCTCTACATACATGACTATCGTTGTTCTAGCGTGTTTGGTTCAGGTGTTTGTTTGTTGGGTGGTTATGTCCTTGGATTCCTCCGAGTGTTGAGGCCGCTCTCGCCTTGACCGAGCCTCGCTGTGCTGGTCGCTCTATGCCCCCCGTGTAGTGTTGGGCCGTCGTGTCTGGACATAGAGTCTAAAGCCCCTCTGACGGGCGATCGGACCGTTGTTAGCGGCGAGTGCGTTTGTACTGTATCATGTCGGGTCTAGTGGTTCACCATATTTTTGGGAGTTTTTGATGGCTGAGAAGAAACAAACGATGGTTGACCGGGAAAGAGCCCGTGTCGATACCGAAGAAATTTTTGAGTTGATGCGTGGTAACGGGAATCAGTCACGTATTAATGATGGGAAATGGTCGCCGTCGTAAATGTCTAGGACTGTACCTTCTCCTAAACGGTCAGCTTCCTATTATAGAAAAAACGCTAAGGCACGAGCTAAGAAGGCTGCTTATGATAAGGCTTTTAATGCTCGTCCTGAACAGAAAAAAGATCGGGCTGCTCATGGGCGTGCCCGTTATAAGGCGCAGAAGGCTGGGACTGTGAAATCTAATCAGGATATGGTAAGGGGGAAGGGGGGCAAGCTGCGTGCTGGTAATAGATCGAAGAATAGGGCACGTAAATGACTATTGAGGACGTTGCCGATAAAGCGGACGTGTGGTCTGAGGCAATTAAAAAAATTATAAAGGCTATTTCGGCAGCCGGTATTGCTTTGGGGACAGCTATTGCGGCCCTTTTAGCGTTGTGGCCTTCAGGTGAAGTGCCTGAAGAGGCTCCTGCGTTATTGCAAGGAACAGGATATGGCCCTCAATGCTCTCAACTTTATAATACTATAGACCACAACTGGACGGAACAACAGTGGACTGTTTGGGAGCAACTTAAACGAGATATGGACTGTTAATGGCAGAAGATATTGAAAATGATTTCAAACAGATCAAAGTCAGCCGCCTAACTCTCGGCCTAATCATGTCTGTAGCAGTCACATCCGGTGTAATTGTGTGGAATGCGGCCCAAGTAGCAGGCCGAATAGGTGAACTCGAACAAACAGTGAACCGAGTCGAGCAAGACATGGGTGAACTACAAATCGAAACCGACCCTACCATCCTTATAAGACTTGACTCTTTAGAGAAAAAAATCGATGAGCTTGCTGATATAGAGGGTTTTGACGAAATAGATGAGCGTATCGAAACCCTTGAAGAATGGATTGATGAACTTGACCGTGACAGCGGCGAGGAATTCAGGTGGGAAATAGACGACCTGCACCACAGATCTTATGCGTTAGAAGAAGCAATCCGTTCTCGTCCTTGGGGAGATGACTTTTTAAGAGATTTCTTTGGGTGGTAAACAATGGTTGTATATGGGTGCTCCTGTGAAAAAGAAGAGTGCATCTGCCACTTCTACCACTATGACTGTGCGTGCGACGAATGTCCTGATTGTGCCGAAGATTGTTTTTGTTTTGATTATGCAGAACCTACGGATGTGGAGCCGCTAACACTTATGGAAGTTTTTGAACAACACCCTGAACTTATGGGAGAACGTGTAGACGTAGACCCTTTCGATGACGACGAAGTAATTGAATGCGATTTAGAAAATCCAGAGATCTGTGATTCTTGCCAATAAGGGGCCAACATGCCGTCAGGTAAAGCAACAACAGTAGAGAAATGGGCGGACTATCAAGCACTCCGCCGCCAAGGAATATCCCTCTATGCAGCTTCAAAACAAACAGGACTCTCCTACCACGCTTGCCGAGACGCAGAAAGCGGCAAAGCCCCGAGAAACTACATCGCCGCCCAAGAAGCCCTCGGGAAAACAATCCAACCTGAAGTACCCAAATACGATGACCTTTGCCCCGAGGCGCAGGCTGCTTACGATAATATCGAAATCTTTGCCAAAAGGTATTTCGGCATTATTTTACAACCATGGCAAATTGAAGCAACAGAACGCATTATGGGGCTTATGGACACGGAGTACGAAGAGTACGTCGTAATTAACGCCCCTCCGGGTACCGGAAAATCCACATTCTTTGCTAAAGTATTACCCGCATGGGCAACTGTGCGTAACCGAGCTATCCGTGGGATGATCGGTTCCTCAACACAACGACTAGCTGAATGGTATTGCCGCAGGCTGCGTGCCGAACTTGATCGAGCGCACCCTGTAAAAGCAGAGTTGAACGATGTTCGACTAAAACTGGCGGTTGACGCCGAGGCTACGTTGCAAGAGGACTTCGGCATGTTTAAGCCAGATTCGTCAGAGATTTGGCGGGCCGAAGCATTTACTGTTTTACAGAAAGATGATACTCCTCTTTCGCAGAAAGAGCCTACGTGGTCTGCGTTCGGTATGGACTCTGGCTTCCTTGGAGGACGTTTTGATTTAGTTATTTGGGACGATGTTTACGATCCTCGCAAAATGCGATCCGCAGAAGCCCGTGAAGATATGCGAAGATGGTGGGATGAAGTGGCTGAAACTCGGCTCGAACCCGGTGGATTACTCGTATTACAAGGACAGCGAATGTCCGCTGACGATATTTACCGATACGCACTTGATAAAGTTGCGCCCCCGGACGACTACGAACTCGAAGAGTTCGATCCAGAAGACGCACCCGATGACTGGCGTAAATACAATCATCTTAAATATCAAGCACACTATGAAGAACTTTGTTCAGGCGATCCAGAAACACACAAACCGCAGGCAAAACCGTGGCCGGAAGGTTGTCTTCTATACCCAAGACGGTTACCGTGGCGACGATTACGGCATATCAAAGCACAAACACCAGATAGATTCGAGATTCTTTATCAGCAGTCGGATGTAAACCCTGCGAATGTGCTGGTAGATCCTCTATGGGTAACCGGAGGAGAGGGAAAAGATGGTGTTCATCATCCCGGTTGTTGGGACAATGATCGAGA